GAGGATATACTTTTTTGTGTAACATTTTTTCGTCTTGTATCTCTACTATCTTCGTTCCTTCTTTGCACCACAGGGCATTGACCATGCCTGCTCCGTGTGTTGCTAGTACATGTGATGCTTCTGCAAAAACTTTAACCTGCTCCCTTATTGATAAGTCTTCAAGTGTGGCAGACTCCCATCCTTTAAGCGCCATCAACAGTTCGCTGGCATTGTTTAATTTCCTAGTGTGTGCTTTGTCACGTGATACAAATATTTTTCTAAAACGTTTTTGATTTTCCGATATACCAAATGTTCCTTTGAAATGTCTCAACCATGGCGGTAAGTTTGGTGTGACAACACCATCGTTCGAGTTGCTCATGGACGGAGCTATTAGGTGTTTGAATCTCCATGTTTCTCCCTCCGGCATCACATAATATTTTAAGTTGGGGAATAATTCTTTGGCCACTTTGTCAAAGTACGGACTAGGATTGGCAAGTATATAAATGTATTTTGTAAAGTTCGTTGACCATCTTTTTTCTAGCAGTCTAAACTTACTAATGAGGTCAATCCAGATATGCCACGGATTACCTGTGCTATATTTGTCTATGGGTAACCAGACATACTTGTCTGTTTCGTCGAACTGTTTGGTTACAGGCGGCATCTCGATATTGATTTCCTCGCCCCAAGCGTCCCACAATCCGTGATGTTTTTTTGGTTTGTTTTTATATTTGTCTAGCATGGGCCAGAGATGTTCTGTGATCATGTGTCTGTCTTCGGTGATCAGTACTGGTAAATTGTTCACTGAACAGTTTTTAAATTCTGCTACAAAAGTTGGTAAACTCTTCCATTTACTTGACGCTTTAGGATGATATTTCATATTAATATCATATGCAGGATCAATTGTATGATACCTATCTAAGAAATATTTTATGCTGGTAATGTTTTTTACAAGTTGCGGCATTGGAATTTATGTTGTATAATTAATTATAATATTATGCAACCCACACATATTTTTTCCAACGGCTGTTCGTTCCTCACGCAGAGACCCAAGGAGGGTGTAATGACACACGTTGGCATGGAACTTGCAAAGATAATGGAGCTAGAACCGGCACTACATCTCGGTGCAGGCGGCCGCGGTAATAAAAGATTAAGTGTCACTACCAAAGTCTGGTGTGAGAAGAACCCGGAGTTGGCAGAGAAATGTTTCTTTGTCATAGGTATAACTTCAGGACAGCGATTCGATTACCCAGCAACCGACGGGTACAAAACACATAAGTTTCCAGGATTAGCAACAGCATGGAAGACATACAAGCCAAGCATAAACACAAACACAGAAAAATTTTTCAAATATCTTTTCGTGGAAGGTAAACTAGATCTAGATCAGATGATACAGTACGAGTCCATAGAAGCCACACTGAACTTGCAGAACTACTTCAAGGTTAAAAAATATCCATACGTGATGTACAAAACAATATCCGACCCTGAGATTAAGATTGATCACAAGTTTAAGGATGTAAAAGCATTATGGAACTTGATAGACAAGACAAGATATTTCAGACCAGAAACATCACACAAGGATTACACTGTGAGTAATAATCAACACTGTTCTCCTGGAGACATACACCCATCTCCTGAAGGACATAAGGACTGGGCAACACAACTTAAGGAATTTATAGATGCTAACGATTTACGCACCATTTAATAATAGGAAAAGCAAAGCATGGGAAGTGTTTGACGGCATAGAAAAGTCTTGGCCTGATCAGGTAAAGGTGTTAGATAACAGTGTTGCAGTGGATCCTTTATCCAATTCAATGTTTTGGGGATTTGTAAACAATAACAAATCAATGGTCAAAAAATTAGAAGCACGTAAACACAAGTTTTGGTTCACCGACACACCGTACTTTGGTAGATTTAATAACAGTAACCTGAAATCCGATAATCATTATTGGCGTATTTGCAAAAACAAAATACATTCAAGTTATATAAAAGGTTGTAAGGCAGATAGATTTGAAAAATTTGGACTTAAAATAAAAGCACCTAACTTTAAAGGCAGTTATGTTTTAGTGTGTCCTAGTTCAGCAGGCATCAACGATTACTTGGACAGACCCAATTGGACAAAGGAAACAGTAGAACAGATAAAAAGATATACGGATAGGACTATTAGGGTACGGGAGAAACCACGAGGCAGAGGTACATCAGGACCCAGCGAGGCTAAGATTCCGCTGGCAGAGGATCTAAAAGATGCTTGGTGTTTGGTCACAAGTTGTTCTATTGCGGCGGTCGAAGCACAGTGTATGGGCATACCTGTTATATGCGATCAAAAAAGTTTTGCTAAAGAAGTAAGTGGACAAGAACTCGCCGACATAGAGGATCCTTTCTTTGTTGGTTGTGAGGATTGGTTATACAGCCTTGCTTACCAACAGTTCACACCGGAGGAGTTTACAAACGGCAAGGCAGTGGAGATACTAATGGACAAAGGAATACTATAATGAAAAAACTTATACACTTTGGTTGTTCTTTCGCCATGGGAAATGGTGTGCCAACATATATCGAAGGGCTTGAAAGCGGAGCACACGTGCATAAGGATAGGGGATCGTTTAAACAGAAATATGGTATGAAGGCCAAGTCTCCACAAACTTGCGGATCAGTACTTGCAGATAAAATGAAATTGCAATTCCAAAAAGTGGCAGGAAATGGCATCAGTAACGAGATGGTGGTACGTAAATTGCTACAAACTGATTTGAAAGATAGTTTTGTTCTTATAGGACTGACTAGCCACAATAGGCGTGAAGCACTTACAACTTCATTCAATAGCTCACACTGGCAAACTTACAAGATGGTTGCACCCGAAGGGGAATATAAAAAATTTAAAAATCTCATATTTAACCCATGGGATAAAGAATACACAGTGGATCTGTACGGGGACGGTCAGATAAGGACAGCGATTCAGATACTGTACATGCAATCATACCTGAAAGGGAAAAATGTTCCATATCTATTTTTTAACGCACTGCATAATGATTTTGACAAACCTATCAACAGTGAATGTGACCAATTGCTAGGTCAAGTAAACACAAAAAATTTTTATAAACTACGAGGTAACTTTGATGACTGCCAGCACGGTTGGTGCCTCAAAAAGGAATTAGTCGTTTCGGATTTAGATCAACACCCTAACATAAAAGGACAACGTGCCTGGGCAGATAGGTTAGAACCACAGATAAAGGAAATCATTAATGCAAATAGATAATGGATCAAAAATGATATATGTCCATATACCTAGGACTGGCGGATCATGGTTCACGTACTCTTGGAGAGCTGTGACCAACAAGGTACCTAAGTATATTTGGTCAAAAGTGGATATTCTTATGGACACTAAAAATCATAACACAGTACAAATAGGTAGGCACGGTAGACTATCGGGCATTAAAGATCAGCTTGAAGTTTTAGGTGTAGACATTTCAAAATTTAAAATTGTTACATTAGTGAGAGAACCTATTGATAGAATAATAAGTTCATGGAGATGGTTCTCAAAAGTCAAGGACACAGCAAAGAAACACGGATGGACCAGCATAGACGATATGTTAGATGAATACGAATCTGGTCACAGGAGAGCAAACTACTTGCCACAGACATATTGGTTATCAGAACAAGATACTAAGTTTGATCATATATTTAGATTTGAGGATTTGCTTAAAGGCCCAGGAGAGATACAAAAAATATTTCCGTTGTATCAACCTAAAGGAAAGCTGAGAAGAGGGACAGACGATATTAAACTAACAGGAAAACAGACAAAAAGAATTAAAGAGCTGTACAAAGAAGATGTAAAATATCTGAGTGGCTATTATGACTATTGAAAAGATTAATGGATTTTGGGTGCCGTCAAACGATGTACATATCGAGGACTGGAAAAAAGATAAAAACTTTACCCAGAGTAAATGCTTAGACAAGTTTATTGCACACTGTGAACGTAAAAACTTAAAATTCAATCACGTTTTAGATGTGGGTGCATGGGTAGGTACTTGGACAATGAAGATGAACCCTTTCTGTGGACGAGTAATTGCCTTTGAACCAGATCCTATACATTATGAATGCCTGGTGAAAAACTTGCCAGATGATGTTGAAACACATCAACTCGCAGTTGGGAATAACAAAAAAATGATATCGTTGTCAGAGGACGATTTCACACAAGCGAAACGTGTGATAGGCGATGGCACAATACCTATGGTCACTATCGATAGTATGAATTTAAATGATATTGATCTAATCAAGATCGATGTAGAAGGTTATGAAATGGAAGTATTAAAAGGTGCTGAAAATACATTAGACAATATTGAATACTTAATGATAGAACTGAATAATAATGCAAAAAAATATGGTAGCAGTAATTTAGAAATAGAAAAGTATCTGTCTAAAAAAGGATTTAAAATTATGATTAAAGTTTGGCCGGATGTAGTATGGCAGAAAAAAGGTAAAAGTAAATAGGTATATGAAGATTTTTATAACGGGTGTGGCAGGATTTTTAGGGTCACATCTAGCAGATTTAATGATATCACAAGGACATACAGTTGCTGGTAATGACAACATGATTGGTGGGTACACCGATAATGTACCTCAAGATGTAGAGTTTCATCAAGTAGACTGTTGCAATCTAGAAAACATGACTAAAGCAATGGAAGGTTGTGACATAGTGTATCATACTGCCGCTACTGCGTACGAAGGACTGTCTGTTTTTTCACCAGTACTTGTTACAAGAAATATTTTTGAAGCATCAGTAACAACAATCACGGCCGCAATAAGAAACAAAGTAAAACGTATTGTGTATTGTTCAAGTATGGCAAGGTATGGCCACCATGACAAGATGCCGTACAAGGAAGATTATGAATGTCGTCCACAAGATCCATATGGTATCGCAAAGAAAGCCGGAGAAGATGTATTGAAAAATTTATGCGAAACACACGGAGTAGAGTATGTTATTGCTGTGCCACACAACATTGTTGGACCGAGACAGAAGTATGATGACCCGTTCCGGAATGTAATGTCCATAATGTTGAACAGGATGTTACAAGGCAAACAACCTATCATATATGGAGATGGTATGCAACAAAGATGTTTCAGTTACATAGATGATTGTTTGTATTGTTTGAACGCACTAGCATTCCAAGACAATGTGATCGGAGAAGTAATTAACATAGGACCAGACGAAGAACCCATAACGATCAACGAGTTAGCAGAAGCTTGTGCCAACGAGACAGGAATTAATTTAGATCCAATACACCATAAGGATAGACCCAAGGAAGTCAAACTAGCAGTATGTTCATCGGACAAAGCAAGAGAACTATTAGGTTACAGCACAGCAACCAATATGCGACAGTCGGTTAAGAAGACAGCTGAATACATAAGAACTAGAGGTACAAAGAAGTTTCAATATCACTTGCCGTTAGAAATTATAAACGACAAGACTCCAGACACCTGGAAAAATAAATTAATATGATTTCATTCTGTTGTCCATCAAGGGGCAGACCCGAACTAGCAAGACGCCTAGTCGACACAGCAAAATCTACACAGCAAGGTAATACAGAATTCCTTTTCTACCTCAACGATGACGATCCTACATTAGAACAGTATAAAGATTTACTAAAAGAAAAATACTACACGGTTGGACCAAATCAGTCTACTTGTTACAGTTGGAATCTAATGGCTAAAAAAGCTAAACATGATATCGTAATGCTAATGGGCGATGATGTACAAGTACAAACACAGAATTGGGATCAGTTAATTATGGATCAGTTTAATAATTATAAAGACAAAATATTAATGGTTGTTCCTAGCGATGGAAGATATAAAGGCACAAAATTATTAGCCGATACTGTAAAACTTTGGCCAGACGAACCTCTGCCAGCGGCACACTTTGCTGTACATAGAAATTGGATTAACACATTAGGTTACCTTGCTCCGCCTTTCTTTTGGCACTGGCACGTTGATTCCTACACACAGAAAGTTGCACGTAAGTTAGGGAGATGCCTTTACTTGCCAACAGTTGAGTTCAAAGCCAAGAAAATGTTTGACGACACTGGTGAACAAGTACGTAGACACTTAAACATCAATAACAGGGATAACTTTGTTTGGGATAAAGTAAAAAGAAGACATCTCAATGCAGACATCGATGCCTTACAAAATTTTATAAAGAACAACTAACCTATGAAAGATTTATTATTAATTGCTGTGCCTTTGCGTCACTTGGACTACCCACCTATGAGTCTAGCTCTTTTGAAAAGTATATTACACAGGAACGGATATGATGTAGCACTTGCAGATGCTAATCTAGATTATTGGAAGCACTGCGGCGGAACGGAAGCAGAATTTATTAAGAACACAATAGGTATTCAAAACATGCAGGCACGTACTTTTGAACAAATAGATCAAAGTGATTTTGGTAAATGGACAAGGAACTACTTAAAAAAACTAATTGAAGATCATAAGCCCAGTGCAATAGGCCTAAGCATTTTTTCTTACATAAGCAACTTGGCCGCATACTACATGGGCAGAGTACTCCGAGAGTTAACACCAAAAGATACTGTGTTAATGGTTGGGGGATATGGTGCGGCATCGCCATTACTCTTTGCCGAGGAAATGGGAGCACCTGTACGTCCGACACTTGCAGAAACAATGAAGGACGAAGGAACAATAAACACCTACATACTAGGCGATGGTGAACAAGCCATAGTTGAGTTTATGAAAACGCTGGACAATAACAGACCAAAACATATTTACAAAATTCAGAATTTTAAAAATATTCCGTATCCTGATTACAGTGACTTAGAATTGCAAAACTATGCCTACAATAACACACTTACCTTGCCTGTTACAGGATCCAAGGGGTGTGTCAGACGTTGTACATTTTGTGATATCCCGGGTAAGTTTGGGAAGTTTGTTCAACGTGATGGGAAAGACATGGCACAGGAGTGTATTCATTTGTATGAAACGTATGGTGCAAAAACATTGTTCCTCACAGACAGTCTTGTCAATGGTTCGATGAAAGCATTTATGGAATTTATATCCACACTGGCAGAGTTGAAAGCAAAGAAAAATTATAACGACATAGAATGGACGGGACAATATATCACACGTCCTGCACATCAAATTCCACACAATAAGGATTATTATCCTTTGATGGCGGCATCAGGAGCAGTTGGGGTAAGTGTTGGTGCAGAATCTGGTTCCAATTCAGTACTCGAACATATGGATAAGAAAATGACTGTTGAAGACCTTTTCACTGAGCTAGATTATTTTAGGAAATATGGCATTTCCATGGTACCAAACATTCTGCCAAGTTATCCAACAGAGACCAGGGAGGACTTCGAAATGACTATAAAAATGATGAAGGACTTCCAGCCATATGTAGCAGATCATACTATAGAAAAACTAGGTAGTGTATCTTGGTGGTATCAGAACGATGGATTGAATAGATGGAAAGATGTTGGCCCAGAGCAAGGATTATATGACAACAAGGTCGATAGGAGAATGTGGTGGTATAAACATAACCCAGAACTTACAATCAAAGAACGTGTATTTAGAAGACTTGCAATTAGTAAAGTTATCAGTAAGTTAGAATTACCTGTGGCACTAGATGAAAACTACGAGATGGAAAAAATATTATTATGGTACGATGCTAATTTAGAACAAAACACAAAATGGCTGTCGAACATTAAAGAATACAGGGAGTGGGAACAAAATGCTTAATCGTAATAACATCGAATACGAGTTTGACAAGATAGTTGACTCCGTAAATATTGTTGATTATAATTTTGAAATAGGAGTCACGGCAACTAGTTTCCTTAAAGAACCAACAATGGAACTTTCTATACACGACAAAGTAATATATTCAGGAAGTTTAAAAGACGGAGAACATAAATTTGTAAAAAAAATTAAAGCAGATGTAGATAGTTCTGTGATAATAAAAGCTAAAACAGACGATCATATACACAAACAAAAAATTGTAATAGATAGGTTGGTAATCAACGGAGTTAATATTTTTAAAACAAATTTATGGGTACTAGATAATCAAAAATTCACACACACAGATGGTAAAATTGAAATGAAAAACAACGGACTTTATCACAACGGTACTTGGAGTCTGGAACTTCCAACACCGATCTTTCCATGGATGAGGAAAAATTCAAATAAAAAAGCAAAAGGAATTTACAAGGATCACTTTAGAGCGGACGGAATGAGTGATGATTACTACAAATTATTAGACAAAATCTTTCGTTAAAGATCAGCCATTTCCATAAAACATTTATTCTTACGTGTCTTTTGTATAAAAAGATTAAGTGTTATTCTATTACAGTTCTGGTCACTCTCATAAGAATGCCAAGTTTTTTCCGCCTGCCCGCAGAATATAAATGTGCTGTTTTTTTTCCATGGTGCTTCTTTTACATATGAATGTTTATCTTGTGCTGTGTACATCTTTGTTCCGATATTCTTTTCTGGTGTAATGTATGTGACAGCACTCCATATTTTTTCAAGTCCCTCATGATGTATATGAAATTTGTATGGTAATCTTGGGGTTATAGAAATGTGAGCATTAACACCTAGATGCTCGTATGATCTGCTACTCGGATATACGCTAACCAACTTTTTTATATTTTTTAGTAAATTAGTGCATATGTCAACGGTCTCGTCATAAAAATCTATTCCCCATTCTTTGTATTGATCTGGGAATATATGATGTAGTTGTGTGGTTTCTAGTTTTAGATTAGTATCGCACCCTTTCTGTAACTTTGCAAATGCTGGATTACTAAGAGTATCATCAATAATCTGATACGGCCATGGCTTCATTTGCACCTCTGCGGCCAAACATTTTTCTATAAGTCTTTTACCTTCACTCATTGATTTCTAATTCCTTTTTTATATTTACATAAATTTCCGGGGTCATTTCTATTTGTAAACAAGGTCTCCTAGGAAAGTACGGAGTTCTTTCTTTTAGTTTAATTTCGTGTTTTGTATCTATTATAAACAAGGTATTTGGATTATACGTTATTACTTTTTTATCCTTTCCTGGACTTACAAACAGGTCTGCACCCTTGTCTCGGTCGGATCGTTCTCTAAAAAACCATAGACATAATATTTCTACATTAGTATTGATCTCTCTCAAATCATCATGGAACGTACAAGGCATACCTAGCTCTTTTTTAAATTCTAGCCATCCTTCAGAATCCTGCCGCATTTGATTTTCATATAAATCTTCGTAGTACGGTAATTTGACTGCATGAGTTTGGTATATGTGTTCTACAGGTGATGTGTGATAAGAAGACTTTTTTACTAATTTTTGGAAAAGAATACTTTTCATTCTAGGCACTGAACAGATTGATGACTTCTTTCTTCCAGACATCTGCATACTCGCAATCTCTGTAACCATCGAACCACGGTCCGCCTTCTGTGTAGTGTAGTATTTTTGGAGATCCGTCTTTAGGTTCTTTGTACCAACCTACCAGCCAGTTGTATTCGTGTGGCAGTGATCCTATCTCTGAATCTTCTAGCCAACTGAATCTGTGTAGGAACTTTGGTGTTTGTTTGTTTAGAAACTCTGGTGTTAATATTTTATTCTTTTCATGACCGCAATTCCAAAGTACCATACTGCTCCAGTTCTTTCTTGGATATGCAGTCTGCACTTGTCCGTCCATTTTGATCGATCCTTCTTCGGGAGTGTAGTCGTGTTGAACACACACCACTGCTTTCGAATCATCGCAGTACTGTTCTAGTTCTTTTGCAGGTATCTTCCATACAAAATCACAGTCACAGAACACTGCCCACCCTTTAAAATTATTAAGATGTGGAACAAAGAATCTGGTAAATGTAAATTCTGTTGTAGCTAATTTGTCTACTTCACGTGTGTAGATGCCTTGTTGTCTCATTTCGTTTTGTTTCAACGGATATACTTCTGCACCAGGATCTCTACGTTTGATAGAGTGTTCACACACCTGGTATGATATGTCTTCTCTTGAATCCCATCCTACGTATACTTTCATAGCAATATCTCCTCTGCCAGCTCTGGCATGTAATTTTTAATACTTATTTTCCGGTGGTTGTCCCTTGCTTGTATCATGGTTGTAAACTTTTTGTATTCATGTGCTGGTGGTACATGGCGTTCGTTTATCCTTTTTTGCATTAATAATAAAAGATTCTCAATATTAGTAACGTGTGTGAATTTTTGTGGAGGTATTTTTTTTAATTTATCAAGACTCCTTTTTATTATTGTGTAAGGTAAATTATCAAATTTTAAATATGTCGGTCCGTCTAGTATAGTAAAATTCAAATGTATATGGTGTTTCACAGCAAACTCGATTAGCTGATCTATGTAAAGTATATTTAAATTTTGCACAACACAATTAATATATAAAGATGCATTATCTAACGTTTTATATTTCAAAATATTTTGTTCGACTATTTCCCATTTACTAGGAAATCTCATATACTCGTTTTGTTTACCAGTAGATTCCATAGAAATCATAAGTTTCAACTTTTTAAATTTATTCAATATATCAAATATTTTATTATTAAGTGTCGTACCGTTAGTGATAACGGTCAACTCGAGATTATCTGTAACATCTTTTCTAGCCGAAAGCTCTTTTAAAATTTTTAAAATTTCTGGCACCATTAACGATTCCCCGCCCATTAGATTAAGTGTTCTTAGATCGTGTTTTAAAAGATCATTTATAAATTGAATTTTTGAACTCTTAGCCCAATCGTAATCCTTTTGTTGTATGTCTTTTTCAAAGCCTAATTTTATATTTTCGTTTAGTAAAGTAGAACTTGAGGCACCCTCACACATTTGGCATTTGAGATTACATAAATTTGTTATAGATAAGTTTATCTCTTCGGGACGTTCTATGTCTAGCTTGTTTAATTTTAGAAGATGTTGTTCGAAATTCTTGTTGAATAGTACTTTTTGAGATCTGTTTCCTAGCTGTCTGTGACTTATTAATTTACTATTCTCTTGATCCCAACATTTTTTACACTCGGGTAGTCTTTTGTTTTGTAAAAAATTTTTAGTTAAGTGTTTCCTGTAATCGCTGTTCCAGTAGTTTTTTATTTTATTATTAATACTGAATGTTTTTCTCCCCTCAAACTCGCTGTGTTCTGATTGTATCATACAACAAGCCCTAATTTTTCCACGTGTTGTCACATCAATGGCTGTGAATGGTCTTATACAGAAATTATTATTTTTTGTTTCGTATGATGGCATGGATATCTTTCCAATTATTTACTCTGGTAATATCCGGGTGACTGAAGTCTCGGTTGTATGGGTGGTCTATTAATATAGGCTTTAAACCGTAATTGAGCCCGGCTAGTGCGTTCTTAGGCTTATCCTCGACCCAATACAGCCCGGTATCATGAAACTCCGCTAATGCTGAATCTTTATCTGCTCCTGTGCCTAATATATGATAATTTTTAAAGACATGATCGCCAAAAAGTTCGCCCATTCTTTTTTTACGTAGACACTGTGCTGGTATGTCTGACGTTTGAGATGTTATAGGTATGAATGTCCAACCTTCTGCGGCTAGTAGTTTTACCCAAGTCTGTGATTCCAGCATGGGTCTTTGTGTTCCCATCCAAGCACTTCTGTTGAATTCTCTAATTTCTTTACCCATTTGTTCTTTGGTTAGACCAAATCTTTCTTCCATCCAGTATGTGTTTTGTTTGTCTGGTAATAATCTATAAGGGTGATATCTAGCACCTCTCTCATCAAACAGTGTGCGTTGCAACATCCATTTGGTGAAATGGTGTTCCCATTCCAAAAGTACGCCGTCTACGTCTGTGAGGATAATTCTATTAGATGTCGGCATCTTCCATACCCGCTACTCTCAGTTTAACAATGTTTGTAATCTGCCATTGTTTTTGATCTAAGCCTTTGGTGATGGACAGCCACTGGTTTCTTATCAGTGCAAAGTCGTTGATTATTTTCGTCATATCTACAACGTCATCTTCTCCGTCAACATACTTTGTTGCGTCATTACTACTCAATGCTCTGTTGTAGTTCTCGAGAAATTTTCTAAAAGTCTTTGATCTCAATCTTCTTAGTTCTATGTTAAGGTATTCTAGTATGGCCTCTAGCTGTTGCAGTTGTCCAAACCTTTCCTCGACTATGCCGGGTAATGAAGCGGCCGCTCTTTCTAAGTTGCCAAATATCTTGCACTGCTTCTTTGCTTCTATTAGTTCTGCGTCAAAATATGCCGCACAGTCAGGTATCTTGGCTAGGTTTCTAGTTACTTCGTTGTACCAGTTTATCATTCATCCTCGCTGTATCCATCCTCGTCCACTTCTTCTTCCTCGAACACGGTGTTAACAGCTTCTTCAAGTTTTGGATCATATTCGGCCGACGCTTTTATCTCGTCATGTTCTACACCGATGTCCTCTAAACTTTTAATAAAGTCAATAGCCATGTCCAATTTCTGTCTCTCAGGGACGTAATGTATAATCGAGTTCCACAAACGTTCAATGTCTTCGTGTGTAAAGTCTATCATTTATTTCTCTGTTTTAATTGGTTCTACTTTTTTAGTTTTTGTTTTAACTTCTGGCTCTTCGACTTTGTCAGCGAAGTTTGTATCTTCCTTGAAGTCCGCCATTAGCATATCTAATTTATCACCAATCCATTGTTTTCTAAAGTCAATGTGTTCTTTACCCGCTTTGTCTATGTATTTCAGTCTGTTTCCTTGTTGTACTAGTACACCTTTCTTTTCAAATAGATCAACTAGTCCACTGTATGGGTTCATTCCTGTTTCATATGGGATCTTAACCTGTACTGATTCAAAAGGTTTAGAGTATCTTGTCTTCATAACTTTACAAGCGGCTCTTATACCCCTCACATCTGTGACTTTGTTACCATCCAGGTCTTCTTTTAATTTAAGTTTCTTCATTGCAATAACAATCGAACTTGCATAGATAAATCCTTGTCCACCTGATATCTTGTCATCTGGATCAAACATATCCTGTGATGCATATGTGTGGTTGGTTGCTATAAGTCCTACATTCCACGAACCAAACATATTAACACAGTTTCTCACAAGGGCGGTCAATGCCTTGGGTTTTCTACCTAAGTCACCTTTCATGTCACCCGCTTCAAACTGATTAACGTCAGTTGGTGTAAGCATCATGCCTAATGAATCAATTACGAATAGTACTTTAGGTGCACCTTCTTTGTCGTCTGAGTGTGCTTCTTTGTAACCTTTCATGAACTCTGAAATAGTTTTAGCTACATCATCGATCATGGATATACTTAATTTTAAAAGTTTATCTTCTGATGTGTCTACTTTTAATGCTTGTAACCATTTTTCATCTAGTGCATTCTCTGTGTCAATTAAGATAACAAATATACCTTGATCCTGTGCATTCTTGATTATGTTTCCTGATGCTATGTAACTCTTGCCTGCTCCTGATTCTCCTGCAAGTACAGTTACCTTACCTAGTGGAATTCCTTTGTTGAAATCTCCAGTCATCAAATAATTTAATGCGTAATTTCCTGTGCTGATCCAATCTGTTGGATCGCTGAATCCTATACCTAACCCTTGGATTGATTTTGTGATACTCTTTCTAAACTTTGTTGCGTCAAATACTTTTGTCATAATTTTTAGTTCCTTTCTACTATTATATTTGCTTTACTGTCTTTTGTCAAATGTTCCATGTTTATTATCTCTATTTTACCAACTGGCAACATGCCAATGCCGTGTTTCTTTTCCAAAGGATCAATGTCATGATCCTTGCACCAATCGATAAAATTTTGTTCAAATATGTTTTCTTTGTCTGTGAATGATATTACAATGTCAGGACCAATGTAATGATTATTCTTTGTTGCTGGGTATTTAAATGGTAAATTATCTTTCCATAGATCTACATAACTTTTTCCTAACTCGTTGTATGCTAGATATACTTCATTTTTTGTTCGATTAAATTGAAACAAATTATGCTCTTCTTCTGTAAGTTTAATTCTCGGAGTTGTTGTTCTTTTCTTAGTCCATTGTATAGGTAAACCGTCTAATGTGCTTTTACTTGAACTATGCTCTAACGCATGTACACAATAGTTTAAATCTCTAATGTTTTCTTTTATATTCATAGGTGCAATTTTCATTAGTTTAGTAGGATTATCAAAATCACCAGACAGTTGTTCAAATGCTATATGCAACGTATTGTATAAGTTATGATCATTCCAATTAACTTGTTTGGGTATTTTTATAAATTCTGTTTTTAAAAAAGTATTAATGTTTGTTATAGAATCTAGCAAGATATCTTTTATTTCTTCCTTTGTACGCAAATTAAAAAATGTTCTCACGTGATCTATGTCCTCACCGTCACCAACGTAAATAGATTCAATTAAGTTTTTCCATTTGCTGGCAACGGTGTGATCATATAGATCTATACGAAAAGCGGGTTTGCCGTCAATCTCGTATAACATTTGTCAGATTATTTTGCTTGTCTTGATCTAATCAACTTCAGGATGTCCTCTGCTCTCTTGGCACTGTCACCCGCTGGAGCCACCACTGCTGGTGCCGCCTCTGGTTGTGGTGCTGGTGCAGATTCTGTAACAGGTGCACTTGTTGGTGCAGTTTCAGTTACTGGAGTTGCTGTCGGGACAGACGATTGAGGTTTAGCTTGGTAAGCCATTCCTGCTGGTCTGTAATACTGTCCATACTTCTCTAGATCAAACGCTTCACCTTCTACAGATTTCTCAAATAACTCTTTAATTATTTTTACTTCTGCTTCGGTTGGCTCTTTTGGTCTGAAGTCACCTAGGTTGTGTAACCCGTGTGTTTCTACTGCGGCTCTCTCTGCTTCGTCTAGAGCTCTTTCTCTTCTTGACCATTTTGATGTTGAGTAGTCAGCGTAACCAC